CATCAATAAAGCCACCTTTACCTACTACGTCACTTCTCCAAGCATCTATTTGAGCTGTTTGATTCGCCGGGGAAATACTATAAAAAGGAGTTCCGTTTTGTGACCATCTGGCTCTTTGAGGATAGCGAATTGTCCCTGCTAAATTTGCTCCCTCTAAAGTATTAAGGACAACGAGTCGATCTTTATAAGGAAGGATGATAAGTCCACCTGTCAAATAGATGGGAGCTATAGTTAATTGAGGATTGAAATTGACCCATCCGAGCCCGACACCTGGGCCGTCATACCAACGAATTCCATCTCTTTCAGCAACAGGACTTGCTTCTTCGGCTGCGTGATATCCAGCTACGTTATTAGTTGCCCAAAGGACTGTTCGATAATTCGTAGTCCAAAATTGATCTGAATCTGATCCTGTCCAAATGAAATGAGTGCCAGTTGTTTTGAAAAAAGTAGCATCTATAAAATCATTTGTTCCAACATCGAACATGTAAGAATATCTGGTATCGAAAGCTAGCAAAAGCTCATCATTTAACGCATCTTGTTCGCGAACTTTGAGACCCATGACTGGAAGGCCTGGAACATAAATAACAGGTGTTGGGGCAATTACCGGATGGGCAATACTTAATGCCCCAGTTGTTCGATCTAATGTTCCTGAATAAAGAGGATCTGTACTTATTAAAGCAACAGGAGAAGCTCCTCCTGGATCAGTTAAAATTACATCTCCAATTCTAAAACTTGATACGCCTTCTGGAATTTCAAATCCACCAGTTCCATCTAATAAAATAGTGGTAAATGGAGATGCGCCAGTATTGCCAAGTGACCATTTCAACCGTCCATCAGTTCCAACAGCTGTGAAACAAGATCTTCTTTCAATTCGACCACGAAATAAATAAGCATTTTCTAAAATTGGGAATGAGTCATTTTCAACCAGAAAAGATTCGATGTCTTTTCGAATTCCATCTCTTAAATTGACAATTGCGAATGATCCGCTCATTAATTTCCTATGGCAATATAATAATAAGGAAGATTGGTTGTGATTGCTCTAAGTGCTGTGAATTGGTTTAAATTTCCATCAACTTGAACGCTGATAACATCATTCGCATTTCCACTGGTTGCGCTTACAACTACAGAAAATTTATTATTAGGAAAAGCAGAAGCAAATGGAACAACCATGGATGTAGCATTCGTAGTAAATGTTCCCCATTTCATAATTATCCCTCCCATTAAAAGAACACTTCCATTGCCTGAAAGTACATATTGAGTCGAGCTTTGTGCTGCTGAACCTGAGTAGAAAAATAATCCTCTATTTGCTCCTGTAATCGTATCAGTAAATAGAACAGGAGGATTTACAGGAAATACTGCAGGAACATTATTTCCACTAAATGTGACCTTCTTATGTTGGCCTTGATTGGCCAATGTGCTAAAAGGAGTATGATCAATTCCAAAAGCAGTGTCTGCTTGAGAGAAGTTGGTCTGAATTTGAGCCTGTGAAGCTGAAATTAGATCATTGGGCTGCGGAATATTTGGATTAAACGTCATGGATCCTCGAAAAGGTTGATATTTACCTCATCGTATCAAATAATTATTTTAACTAGAAACTATTCGAAAGATTACCAAATGGAAATTGTCCAGGACCTTGTTGCTCTGTATAAATGGTTGCAGTCCTTTCGCTTGTTTGCTGAACAATGGTTCTTCTAAGCACCAAATTCATCTGTTCATCTAAAAGGGGTCTGAATTTCGTCATATTTTCAAAATCAGCATTATCAGCAAAGATCTTATCGGCTGCTCCATAGGCTAGTAATTGCCACCACTCATTGAGCTGTGGATTCAAAGTGCCATCGAAATTTCCAGCATTATCGACATTGAAGCTAATTGGATATCGATAGGCTTCAAATGAAACTGTGTAACCTTGATCAGGAATTGGATAAAGGAGGATCTGATCTTGGAAAAATACACATGTGGTAGGACGAGATGCTACATAAGGGACGTATTGAACATTGATCGCATTACCTGTTGGAATTGCGGCGGCAAATTGCGTGATTGTAATGGCACCGGTAATATAATTTATTGTTCCTCGATTGACAGAAGGGTCAGTTGAATTATCGGTCGGATCAAATAAATTTCCTTGTCCATCATCAATTAGCGAAATCGATGGTGAAATTCCAGATGTTGCATCAGGAGCCCCTAAAGCAGAAACCAAAACATTCCAATTAATAAATTTTGCTTCAATGTCTGTGACAGCAGAATTTGAATAAGCTCCAGGTGGATTGGTTTTAAATCCTGGTAAAATGGGAGTTTGAGTTAAAAATTGACCTGTATATGTACCACCACTTCCATCAGTTCCATCACCTGTATATACTTGTTGTTGAAGGAAGTTCAATTGGGGATTAATTCTGAAAAAGTTTTGACGACTTTGCGTCATATAGGATTGATAGCCGCCAATATAAACAGGGGGCATTTCAGTCAAATAAGTGTCAGTTGGAAAATCATAGGCTGGAATATTCGCAGTGCAAACAAATTCGTAATTGTATCGAAGTGAAATCAATTTCAAATGCTCTGGCATGTCGTAGACATAGAATGTGTTTATGTAATTGACAATTTCAGCATCGGAAATTTGGGCATTAGATGGGCGCCCTGTGATTTTTCTAACTTTTGCGATGATATCGCGTAGTGTATTTGGTAAGCCATTTGGCATATTAAGGTCCTCCAATTGGAGTTAATAAATTTTGTTCTGAATTTCTAAGAGTACTTGCAATTTCGCCAACGGCAGTCACTTGAGGGACTTGAACAGTAGATGAAATGAAAAAAGGATCATAAGTTGTGGTATCTGCATCGATACTAAAAGTTGTAGGAGATAGCACTGTGATAGTGTAAATATTTCCAATAAGCTGTTGCATTCCGAAATCGATGTAAAATTCAAATCGGACAATTAAACCTGAATAGTAGCCATGAGCCGATGCGGTCGTGACTACCCCAGGATTTGCGTTTGTAATCGCAGTTATAGAATTGCGGACTGACTTCCAAATCGGAGTGGCCACTTAAATAGCTCCACCCATATATTCGAAATTAAAACCATATCGTTTGACACGTTTTGTAATTCCGGATTTTGGAAGCACTTCTGCGCCAGTATCTATTCCTTGTTTTAGATCATCAGATCCTTCCATTTTCCAACCATGAACGCCATATTGGCATGTTCCGATGATTTGGTTTTCCCTGGGTTTCGTATCTAAAACTGCTGCTGAAACATCAGTTCCATTTAAAAATCTAGCAACGTAAAGAGGGATTTCATACATTTCTCCATCTTTCATAGTCTTTGTAAAGACAGGGACTCCAGGATATTTCCTAACTGTTACAGTCGTAGATGCACCTGGTGTTTCAAAACAAATAAAAGTTCCACGCACAATCTTTGTCTCTTCAGCAATCAATTCTTTAATTTTGTCTTTAGTTAATTCTCGTGCTTCTTTAGAAACATGAGTGCCATTTGGTGTTCCGACAGATGCAGCAATATTTAAATTTTTTGCCATTTCTTTCCTTTAAGTAAAGCCCCTCCGAAGAGGGGCAAAGTTTAATTAAATCGACGTCGCTTTATTAGCAAACCATTGATAAGTCTCGCCTTCCGTTTGGACGGTAGAGCCGATCAAGACGCCAGTAATAGAAACGTTTCTTGTTCTATCATCGAGCAAGTTACCATATGGCTGTGAGATGCTATTGATAGCAGCTTCGCCAACTGGAACGACTTGAGGGAATGATACGCCAGCAGCAGCAACAGCAGATGTTGGGAAAGCAAAAGCTGAGAAGCTTGAGCTATCAATATCAACTGTGATGGTATTGGTTGAACCTGTTGTTACAGCAACAATGACTCCAAGTAGCCCGTCAATCTCGACCATGCCAAAAGCATCAGGTACGACGATACGAACTTCTTGTCCGACTGTATATCCGTGAGTGACTGACATTGTAATTACGGCTTGTGAAGCTTGTGTAATTGCAGTGATCAATCTAACTCTTGGATAATAACGATCAGTTGCATTGATAATACGGAAAGTACCTGCAGTAGCATCAGCAGCAAAGCCAGTGTTATCCAAATATTTTAATTGGAAACTTGTACTTGCTACGATTGTACCGACTGTAAAATCCCATCCTGCAATTTGGAGCATTCCGGTTGTACCAAACATTCTAACGACTGTAGATCCAGCAACTAAATTCGTTGTTGTCGCAGTATCTGCAACAGCAGGATTAGCTCTGTTAACTTCAGTTCCGTTGAGGGCTGTGGATGGTCCAATGTTTAATAGCGCGCTATCAGCAATGAAAGTAAAACCACCTGTAGTAGTTGTAGTTTCAAGGTCTAATGTTGCAGCGCCGTTTGTTTTTGTATTGTAATAAGCAGAACCAGCAGCCATTAAGGATGACCCTTCTGCTCTCATTACTGGTGTAGCTGCAGCAGCTGAACCGATACTACTGAGGTTAATCATTCTAAAATCAGAGTATCCTGAAGGAATGCTGATCATCAGCGGATTTCCGTCAGATTCAAAACTGCCTGTTACTTGTGCGTTGACTGGTGAACTCATGTTTTTTCTCCTTATGCCAGCGTCACACGTAGGTTAAATACCCACGTATCGTTTAAGATTCTTGGTACTTCAGCGAATTTGTATCCAACAGAAGCATTGAGTGCTAATGGTGAATCATAAATAGGCGGACGATAGATGAAAGAAGCGCTATATCCGTCTTGTTCGATAGCAGCAAAAGCTTCGCGACCGACGCAGAAAACGTTATAGACTGTTGCACCTAATAATGAGGCATTTGGAGTTGTGCTACCAATTGAAGACAAAAGGAAGCGGATATTGGCTACAGTTCCCCACTCTGAATCCAGAGTTGAAGATTGGTTTGGATAGTTCCATTTTTGGATGAATCCATTAACGTTATCCAATTGACCAATAAGGTCTGTATGGCCAAGACCAAAGTACGCATCACGTACTGGTGCTGTACCAAATTTGTTTTCGCCTTCAACACCTGTCATAAATGAATAGGCATTGTTTCCACGGAGTGTTCTAACAACTACATCGATATCAGAACGTGTAATTTCAGTTGGGTTATCTCCGTTTGTTCCGCCAACAGCGTTAATAAAGGACGCAGTTGATGCAAGCATAGAGCTCATCAATTGGTCTTCTGTTTGCCGAAGTGAAACGCCTAAACGTTGAGTAGCTTCATTCAAGACTGGGTCTTGGTTCTGAAGAGTAACTTGTTCGTTAAGGAGAATGTAAGTTCCATAGAAATCCATTTGGGCATCTATGTTTACAGCAGTTAATTGTTGGGGAGGTGGTGTAATTCCACTGTTCCCAAGCGGTACTGGCGCAGTTGCCAGAGGATTATAGCGTCTCATTCTCAGCGTAGTACCACCGTTTCTTGGCATGGCCTTCAAATCCGCAGGGATTTTATGGATCATGTAAGGAACTGGTACGCTCAGCAATTTAAAGCTGAACGATTGTTGTACTGGCGCAGGAAGAGTACTTGTTGTCGTTACTGACATAAGTCATGTTCCTTTGTTAGGAACCAAACTTTAATATCCTTTTCGCGCCTTCTGCATTTCCTCATAGAGACTCTTTTTGAGCTCAGGAGTAAGACCATTTTCAAACATATGAGCGTTGCCGATGGCACTAGATTTAGTTACTGCGTTAACAGACAGAGGTTTTTGTGAATTAGCTACAGCTTTCTGCTTTTCTTTGACAGGTTCTTTAGCCACTTCTTCTCCAATTCCTAGACGTTTTAGTAACTTATAGGCCGCAACACCCTGACTGTATTGGTCAGTATTTTGCGCTAAGGACATTGCAAGTTCTGGTTCGGTTTCTTTTAATAATTCAATATTTTCTCTTGTAACCACTTGATTGAAGTCTTGGAATTTCGAAGAAAGCCTATCTTCTACAGTTGCGTTTTCACGCTCTTTGATGACTCTTGAGGCAATTTCTTCGGCCATTTTTGCGGCCAGCTTTTTTGCTTGGCCTTTAGTGACGATATCTTCGTCGCCGAGTTTGTCTAGTTCATCATCCTGAGGAGCCCTCATAGGGCTTTTCAACTGAGTTATAAGCTCTTCTTGTTCTTTAGCTCTTCGTTCAAGTTCTTGCATTTTGCGTCGGGTCTCTTTCCAGTTGCGATCTTGGTCTTCCGACTTCTTCGCAAAGGTTTCGGCCTTCTGCATTTCTTCTGCACTTTCTGTCGATTCGGTTGTGGGGGCAACCACGGCCACTTCTGGCTCTACACCCTCATTTGTTTCATCTGGCATGTGCATTCCTTTGAGATGGCGAGTCTCTTTTCTGCCTATAAGAGAAGCTGATAACCTTACGCAGGCTTAGCGCGAAACTGGGTAGTCCCAGGAACTATCAACCTCAAATTTTAATTTGATACAATGGGCATAATCATGTCAAATTATTTTTACATATATAAGTTAATAGGGTAGGATTGTTAAGATCGCTCAGAGGTTAATATGAATTGGAAAACACTTGATGAATTACCAGAAAATGGATCTTTAGTTTGGGTTAAATTACGTAATGAAACACCTATAGTTAGACTATATCAAAACGATTCCTTTGGATTAGGAGATCGAGATTATGAGGTTATTGGATGGGCTAATTATCAGGGTCAACTGGTTTATGATCAAGAACGCCACGATTATACGCCACGATCCATTCGACGAGTTTCGGATCATAGCAATCAGCATTCTTTAGAATGGTCTTTGCGTCTTGTGCATTAGGAAGCGTATAGACAAGGGTCATTGTCCCTTTATCGCTATCTACTTCATATAGGTCATGGTCTGCATGAGGCCATTCATTTCTTAAGAAACTGGCAAACGGTTTCGTCTGACGTGCGATATATTTATGATGAAGGACATTTGAAACAGTTCCTGCAATCGTCTCTTTTTTCCTTTGAACGACAATATAAAAAGGGGCTTCGTAGTCTTTACAGCCCTTATCTACAGCTTTCATGAGCTCCTCAAAATACATAGGAGTCATTGCTTCAATTGTCTCTTCTACCGTCTGTATAGGTTGATTATCTTTTGACAAGATATCATAGACAGCTTGCCCGAGTTTTGCGGGATTTTTTTTGATTTTTTCGCGAGGAGTTATTAACTGGGATTGCAGTTTTTTTATGACCATAATCCCACCCTATCAAATGAAATTATTTTTTATCAACGTTAGGTTTCGTTTGAGGTGTTACTACCCATTCCCACCAGCTTTTAGGAGGATCTTTAGGTTTCTCTTTTGGTTTTTCCTCTTCAACAACAGGTGCAGGTGGATTCTCTATGACGAAATTAGCAGGATCGAATTGAACAGGGGTTAAAACAACAGGTGCAGGTGTTGGCATAAGGTATCCAACAGATCTATCGACGAACTTCTCAACTTCTTTTTTCTCTGAAGTGTAGTAAAAGCGATGAGATTTTTTCAGCTTCTGATTGATCAATGTAGTCGCTCCACCAAAATGGTAACCAATTGAAAAAGCAATTCCTTTACGAACACTAGGCTCACAATAAGGGGTTACAGAAAGCTGGATGTTGTCAAAAAGAAATGCGCTAATTGTTCCACCGTACCCGACTCGCTTTGTTTGGTGGTTGAAATTCGTAGTAAGACTAAATTCGTATTTCTTTGTAGGCCTATAAGATAAGGTGATTTCAGATACATCATGAAACAAGTATTTATTATCCTTGAATTCTACGCTAGTTTTAACTGGGATGTATCGATTATATACTAAGGTGAAGTGGTCAAAAAAGATCTCAACACCAGGAATCAACTGATGATTATAAAATCCCCAAGAATTGTGATTGCCATAGACAAAATTGCTTCCAAAGCCAAAATTATCGAAGAATCTACGATAACCGACTCCTACCTCATGATGGAACACTTTATGCGAATAGGGATGAGTTAAACCATGTAAAATAATTATATTATCATCGTCAAGCTCTAAAGTAGATTGATGTTCAAGGCTCAGGCTAAACTTAGGCGTAGAAAATGGATACCTGGCATCAACGTTAAATCCAACAGAAGGCTCATGGTAGTTAGCAGAAAGCGAAACTAGACTTAAGATTCCGATAGCGAGTGTTTTTTTCATGATGTTCCTATATTAGTCGTAAAACTCTGAAAAGCCCCAGTGAAGCTTATCATCATATTCTTCTAGAGACATCCCAAGTTGACTGGCTCTTTTTTCTCTTACTTCTCTAGCGACTGATTCATATTCTCTAAACTCAGGATGAAGAAGAAGAGATTGTTTGACGCCTTCCCAAGAAGTAGTCAAGTTAGCATCTCTTCATTTTCTTTTTTCCAGCTTCGACAAACTTGTCGCGCTTCTTATCCATCTTTTCTAAAGATTTCAGGCTCTTTTCAGTGCCTTTTACCTTTTTCTCGATCTTTCTGATGACTTTGTCCATGTGAACCTAATGTTGTAAAAAGGGAATTTGGTTTTTTACTTTTTCTTTCTTGCCTTTAGAACCAGGAACCTCAACACCCTTATTTTTAAGAACTGTGGCTGCGATCTTTCCAGCTTTTCCTTTTGGCCTGATCATAGCCATATATTAAGGGTACTCTTGTTCGTTTTTATACCATTTGTTCTCATGAATGCCCGATTCATCTTCCAAACCACAAGAAAAATCATTGATCACTCCGCTTCTCTTATTATGAGAGCGTGAGAAATTTTTGATCATGGGCTCAGATGGCATATTAGCAAAATCCTCGTTGCCCATTCGGACAACAGGTTCATTTTGCGTTTTAAAATCATAGTTCTTTGTCTCACCAAACTCTTTATGATCTTTTTGCACGTTGTAGCGCTTAACAAAACCATTACGATGTTTAGCCACAAGGACTCCTAGTGTTGGTTAGAAACATGACTACGAGCGCGTCCATCAGAACGTCTGTTTTCTTCGTCTATACGTGTCATTGTATCGTTTTGAACTGTCGGGCCATATTGAATAGCTGAAGGATATTCGTCCATTTCAACTTCTGTAGGCATATTGGCAAACTTACCTTGACCCCAAGGCTTTTCTTCTTTTTCTGACATTCCGTGCATTTTAGCTTTACCCATATGACAATCTCCTGTGTATAGGTGGTTTTAAGCTCACTATACAGGATATATAAAAATATTTTTAGTCTTTTTTTGGAAATAAGAATAAGTTACGATGTTATTTTTGAATTCTAACCAAGAAAGGAGACATATGAATAAGCTAATTTTGTCCAATATTGTTCTTTTGCTACCCCTGATTTTGTTAGCTGATAATGGTGCTTGTCAACCACCTCAAAAGATGCCTGATGGAAGGCCAACACCAGCAGCTTCATACGCTAAAATTAAAGATCAACCTTCTATTTGTTATGGCGATCTTCAACCAGAAGCTAAAGAGCATTTCGAGCATCGTTTGAATTTCGGACTCATGAATTTAGGCTATGAAAGAATTATGCCAAATTCAACTTATGTTGGAGCAGATGTTAAGCTGACACCTTTTTATAATTTCGATTCTGGTGAAAAAGACACTCTAAATTATTTCATTAATGGTGAATTAAGAATGGGTTATAACAACGCTTTCACCTCAAAAGATACCTTAATTCCTTATGCTGGAATTGGGTTTTCGGTATTTAAGTTTGAGAAAAAGGAAGGAAAGATTCGAGATTGGAATTATGCAACAGCAGGGTTCAAATATCTCCATCAATTTGGAGAAATATTTGAAATGGGGATAAATATTAAAGCTTATCGAAGCATTCAGGAAAAAATAACGTCTGTAGCGAAGCCAAAAAAGACAAAACAACCGGTGGCAATTATAATTAATAACAACAACGAAAAACTAAAAGACACTTTGACTAAAATACAAGATAATCAAGGAAATAAACTTGTAGTAGTAGAAGGAAAACTGAAATTAGAGAAGGATGTAGTACCTACTCCACCTATTGCTAGCCCTGCGCCTGAAGTAAAGAAAATACCCATTCCAGAGATAGCTACAGAAAAACTAATTGTTAAAAGCGCTTCACATGAATGCGCAAAATGGATGATGGAAGTGAGCGTTCCATTCATTTGGCATGTTGGAGAGACAAAGAACTGGGAAATTTTACTAGAGCCCTATTATATGCAAATCCCAAATGGTAAGAGATTGCATTTACTTGGCTCTCGCCTTTCTTTTGGCTTCCGATTTTAAACGCGGTTTCTTTGCGGCCGTTTCTGCTGTTCTCCCTTGGGAGGCGGTCGCTTCTTTCTCTTCTTGCTTTTCCGTGATCAATTTCAGAATCTCAACTGCTTTATGAAGTTGTTCCAAATCAATTGTAGTGAGTTCTTTGACTGCTTTAACTTTACTAAGTTCAGCCTCTTCCATATCTTTATGGGCTGCTGCTCTTCGCTCCACTGCCAGAGCTTGGTTTTCTTGAATACGGCTTGCACGTTCGTGGCCAAGGCCCTGATTTGCGACGGCTCTAGCATGGAGGTCTTCGATTTGTGCCTTAAGAAGTTCAATTTGGGTTTGTTGTTGCATTTGCGCTGCTTGTGATGCTTGCTGCTCTTGTGCTGTAAGTGCATCTGTGAGTTTCTCCTTGTTTTGCAATGTTGAAGACTCAACCAAGATCTCAGCAGGAACAGGAATTCCCATTTCACGAAGCTGCAAGAGCTGAGCAAATTGCATCTGCCTTTGAGTTGAAGTATTTAGTCCATCTTCGACGATTGCTTTATACTTTCCGAAAGCCCGATTATAGAATTGTTGAGACGGCTCTTCACCAATAACACGCTGAACTTTCCCTGGTGTCCAATTAGATTGAACAAGGGATATTCTGATATCACCCAGCATTTTTTGAGCATAGTCTAAATTGTCAAATAATCCTTGAAGAGTGGTTAAATTTGCGCCTTGTCGAAGCATTGAAAGTATGCCTGCCTTGTCATCATTAGCCATACCTAGTAGTTCTTCGCTAACACCAGATATCTCTTGTACTTCCTTACCAAGAAGCTCAGATAGTTGGATCATAGATGGAGGGATTTGAGGAGCTTCGATCTTAACAACATCAACGCCAGGCTGAGCATTAGCTTTAAGCGCTAAGCCTCTACCCTGTCCTTGTAAGAAGACATCTTTAGGGTTAACTAAAGCGTTCTCCTTATACATAAAGCCAGATGTCATTTGAGATTCTAAGATATCTAATTCAATTATTCGACGACGGTTATAAAGATATTGGGCGTCTCGCAGACCTCTGACAACTCCCTGAATTCTCCAAGGAAAGTCAGCCATTTGGGGCTCGTAATAAGCCCAAACCGGAACAAAAGGATAGCGATCGATACCAAGAGGATTAGGGCCATTATACATAACTTTGCCCTGTACCACAATGGCAAGCTTGACGGTTTGGATTTCTTGTTCAAGGGTGTGAATTTGTGGGTACGCGCCCATGAAATCTTGTAAGTCTTCATCTTGTCCTCTCCATTCCATGGTTTCGCCTGTCTGCACATCACAAATAAGCTTCTGTTTTCTAGAATCTAGATACCAAAATTCATCATAAGTTAAGAGGTCTTGCATTCCATAATTATAGGACTCTGGCATGAATTGGAATTTACCATCTCTATTTCCCCATCCTTTCATGTCTAAGATTTCAGATTCTCTACCAGGAAGAAGTGATTTTACCTGACTTCGCGATAAGTATTTGCGTGTCCAAATATTATTGCAATCAGATAGATCCATCTTCTTGAAATAGGGATCAATCAAGTAGCCATTGAATGCTACATTATCAACAGCAATATCACCATTGACTGGATCATTTCGATAATCCATCCAAACTGAAAGCAAATTCATGCCTGTGACAATAGCGCCATCAAATGCATCTGAAATGGTTTCCAAAACGTGATTCTTTTGGTCATCCCAAAGCAGGATTTTGCTAAATTGATCTGCTGTTTGTTGATCTGAATTTTCAATTGGAGTACAAATTGTAGACTTTCGATGCTGCCTTTGATAGCCCGTGATCATATTCGTAATTCGACGAATTCGATTGAAATTGAATTGGCGACGACGAAAGGCAGGAAGATTGCCATAAATATCATTCCACATCGATTGATCGCCTGCCCTAAATCGCTGATCTAATTCAGCTTCCGACCAAAAAGATTGATTAATTGTGATGTTTTTGGCATACGTGTAGTCCATTAACTTCAGGATATCGTGATCTTGATTTGTATAATAGGTATCCGAAAGTTGGGGAAAGAGTGTCATTTTGACCTAAACCTATGGATTAAAGAATTTACTTTACATTAAACGATATAGAATTTCTTTTCAAAGAGAAGGATGTATTCAGATGAGCGCCATAATTTTTGATTCTTTCAAGAGCCTTTATAATTATTATTATCAGGTCGGAAAAGACTGGACATCACCCAACCAAGCAATGCCAGAAAAGAGATATGCCTGTCTAATCAAGGTTCAAATAGAAAAGGATGAGCCTAATGTTATAAAAGGGTTTTTCAGTGAAAGAGGATGGGTAGACAGTAAAGGCTCTAAAATAGATGAAAACTGGAGCGTTAGCGTTATCGAGTGGAAATACGATCCATCAACAAAGAGTCAGTGCACTATATTATAAACTTTAAATTCGGAGACTAACAATGGCATCAGCTACAGGATCGACAACACAAAAACATCATCATACAACTTGCTGCGGATGTTTTGGACAAAGAAGAGAAAAACATGAAAAGGCAAATCCGTTAGCCTTAAAAACTCCATACCCAATGACAAGATCTGATGCTAGTTTAACTCAAAAAGACATCGTTGATTTTGCTGCCCTGGTTAAAGTTGATGAACTTGATGAGAAGCTGGAGCAACAAAATGCAGAAGAATCTATTTCTGAAGAAGAGGTGCAAACTGTTGAAGTGGTCTTTAGTAGGATTCATGGGTTGAAGGAAAAGAAGAATGAGTGAATCCGAGAAATGTGACCATCCAAAGCTTTTCACGACATGTCAAGATTGCGGAGATATCTTCTTTTCTAAACCTTTTAAAATGCAAAATGGGTGGATAAGTGTGAAAGATAAACCACCAGGTTTGGAAGAAAAAGTTTTAGCGATAAATCGTTTTAATGAAATGCATGTCTGTGCATTGGAAAAAAGATGGGAAGGTGAAATAGAAAAGTTTTGGGTCACAGATTCAATGATTTTTATTCCAACCCATTGGATGCCACTACCGGAGCCACCGAAATGAAATCGGTACAAATCGGAACGATTTGGCATAATGTGGAAAAGTGTAAATATGGATATCAATATTGGATCAAAACGGCCCGCGGTTGGAAATTCATAGGATATAATAAGAATTACTCTCCTTTTCCAACAAAAAGCTCGTTCATGCGATTTTCGAATGTTCCTCATCCTAAAGATATTATGGAGCCACACAAATGAAAAAACAATTTGAAACACCTTTTAATGATGCCTTTAAAAAGAAGATAAATGACGTCCCTGATCATATCTTAGAAAACATAAACCATCTTACTTCTAAAATCCTGCAAGCAGCACTCTGGGATAAAGAAAACGAAGCTCGTATTGATACTAATTTATCTTTGGCGTCTATGCAAAAAGCCTTAAGCTTGCTTATTGCTCAGTTTTTCCCAAAAGAAAAAGTTCCAGAAATCGCAGACAGAATTGCACTCGCAATAAAAGTGACAGCAACAGAACTTGCTAATGTAGATTTAAGCAGGGAACAAACATGAAATACGCAATTCTCATCCTTCTATTTGCCATCACTCTCGTTTTCCTCTTTGACTTATGGTGTCGGATTCGTACAATCCAGGACTCACAAATTGAAATATTGGAGAAATTGTGAAAGCCTTAAAAAAACCAACTAGAGATCATTCAACAACTGATGCACTATTGGACAAATTCTTTCCTGAAAGTGAACAGAAGTGGTCTATTGTTTTTACAGCATTAACCTGTTGCCAAGCTTTAGTAGAAGATATTAATGAAGCCTTTGAACCCCATCAAATAAGCAGTAAAGCAAAATATTCACTAATCCAATATCTCTGCTTGAGAAGATTGATATCTTCAATACTTACAAACAAAATTACATCTGCTGAAGATGTCAAAATGAATTACGTGCCAGAGACCGATTGGGACTGTGAGGGAGATTGGGAAAAGAAGTTTATCTTTATAGTAAAAGCCTTTTACAAACATCTTCAAGATGAGGGGAAAATATGAAACCTTTGTTTTATCTATTCATTGCTATCACGATATTAGCCTACGGTGCTATCAAATTTGATCAGTATATGGGCTGGGAAGACGCTCGTATTAAAGAAGAAACATATATAGGAAGATTATGAAAAACATTCATGAGAAATCAGTTCAAGTCTTTGGATTTGTTAGGATTATCGCCTTTGTTTTGCTTGCCATTATTACAGTCTTTGCAACGATTAAGGCCTCTGCAATCGCTCCCCATGCTCCAGACATAGCCTTAGATGTTAAGATAGATACGCATCGAACATCGGTTGAGAACTCCAACAACCAAAAGGCATCCCAAAAAGTCGATACCTATAAGAAATACAAACAAGACAAGAAAAAGGCTCCTAAGAAAGAGAAGGCCTCAAAGTCTAAGACCAAAAGTAAGAAGCCAAAGACTGCTAAGCCTCCAAAGCCTTCTAAAGCTGAAAAGAAGAAAGCAGCAAAATATAAAGCGAGGACTTTATCTTGAAAGTAATAGAAGAGGAATTGCTCTATATCGAAGGAAAACTCATGGAAATATTTCATGAAATGCAAGAGGAAAAGATCACCCCTCCATCAATATTCTTTGGTTTCTTTTCGGTTGTTATGACGTTGGCTGCGAAAGCTGATATGAAACCTAAGCTCTTTGAAGCTATATTGAAATCAGCGATTAAGGAATACAAAAGTAGGCCAAAAAAACAAAGAATAACTTTATGAGCGTAAAACCAACATCTAAGTCTTCCTGTTGTTCTTGCTTCGGATCAAAAGAAGAAGAGTCTGAAAGTCCTACACCAAGGCATCATCACATACACAGGCAAGAAAGATTTCATTCCTATAGACCAACAGATGTAAATCAGATGATCGGTCAGGCGGTAGATGCTAAGGCAAAAAAAGAGGCTGATATAGCATCTGATGTATTCAAAAAAACAGAAAAGGCAACCTAATGAAATATTTATCATTTTTTTTCATTTTATTATCCTCATTGATATCTGCCGAAGAGATAGCACTCCCCACTCAGATCCCGAATCCAGGAGCTCCTAAAAACATTTCGTTTAGCAAGCTGCTTGCATTTGAACATATTTACATCGTCTTTCTAGAGCAAAGGGAAGGAGCTGAAATGCAAATCAAACATGATCCAAGCTGTCCTTGCAGAAAGCTAAAAGAAGAGCATTTGGCACAGATCATTAATGAGCTTGTAAGGTTACAAAAGACACAAAGGTTATAAAAACAAGCCGTAGTTTAATCGTTACTTTCAATGGGTGAGTAATGAGAGTTAAAACAGCAGAAATCCATAAGAATTTGTTTCATAAATTTCTTGGGTTATGAGAATCTGCTTTCCAAGTGCAAGTCTTGGCGGTTTGAATGCCTATCAAAATGATAGGTCAAAATGATAGGATAAGAATGTCTAAGAAACAAGATAAAGAAATTGAACGGATAACCGAAGAGTTTAAGGAGTTTGCTCTCACAGCTGCTAAACTCATATTCGAAACTGCTGAAAAAAACAAGATTCCTCAAGCAGCGATGTGTCATGGTGCTGGTTGTTATATAAGATCTATGTGTTTAGCTATGAAGATGCCTTATAAAGACTTTTTAGTGATTATAAAGAACTTAACAGATGGTTATGAAAAGGATTTAGATAATTAAATCATGTCTGATGAATTACTGCCTTATGCCAAAACTGTCGCAGAAAATGCAGTCAAAGTGATCTTCGATGAGGACTCTAGCATAGATAGGATTAACCTCGCTTGCGGAATGCTGATCACAGTGATTACTTGGCAGCAAGATAGAATCAGAACCGCATCGAGGGATTTGAATACCCCGCGTTCGGTTGCTGGAAAAAAGGTGGAAGTTCTAGACCCGCGCCCATAGCCTCATTATAGTTTCGATCGAGCTCTTTTGCAGTTAATGCTCCCTGTTCAGAGACAAAGAAGTGCGAATATAGGGCATAGCGTAAACTGTCAACTGCGTGATCATTTTCTTTTTTAGGTTTATCAACGCCTGATTTAATTGACTTTTCATCCCAAACATAGGATTGAAATTCAGCGATGAGATTCCGACACTTTCGACAGATTTTAAACGTCCCTTGATTGAGTAATTTGGCTACGAATCTGATTCCATCAATAACTTCGTTTTCGGCGTCATGCAAATTGCTGATTCCGCTTCTGATAATCTCTGCTCTAAAAGATGCAGCAGATGGGTCAAGATAAATGGCTGTAACATTTCGTCCTTCGATAAAGTTTCGCAAGTCTTCCGCATATTCTGAATCAGTCTTTTGACGCTGCGTAACTCTCGAGTTATAGTAATACTCATCTTCGACCCAGACATTTGGATACCTATGTTTGTTTATCCCTAGAAGAACGAAAGCACACGGATTAGTTGTACCGTAATCCACACCCACAATGTAATTGGTAGCAGTAGATAAAGGAAAATCAATAACATGAATTTTTTCATCGAAAAAGTCATAAATAGCTCCTTCGGCCTGAACCCATTTACCTAAAATAAATCTTTGATACCAGAGGCCTTTGAACTGCCTCTTAAACATCTCTTTGACTTTATCGCTTAAAGATGGATTATCATCCATGACAAATTGGAAAGAGACTAGATCTTGGTTTCCTTCCATCCATATCTTAAACCAATGATAAGGAGAATCTGGGTTAGTCGTTCCAAATAGCTTAGCACCCTCTATTGATAGACGGCCGAGCAGCATGATGAAGACGTTTTCAGGGATGATTGTTACTTCGTCGACATATGCGCCAGACAGAGTACAACCGCGAATCTTAGCTTCTGCGCTAGCATCATCGGCTGTGATTACATGACATTTTCTATTCTTAATGTAGAGCTGGCGTTTACCTCTGAAATACCTAACGTGGTTTCCAAGGATCTTCTGAAGCTCAGGGAGAATATTGCGCTCAAAGCTGTCATAAGTACGAGTAATAATAGCGAAGTCACCAGCAGGACCGCGGTTAGCTTCATCGACGAATCTCCATAATGATGCATGTGTTTTTCCTGATCTTATTGATCCTTCCCAAATATTGATAGACGAATTTGAATTTCGTATTGAGTAGAGTTGCTTTTGAGAGAAGTAATCATTGAGTGTGCTCATTTTTTCAATAGAGCTAGTTTTTTAAATTCAGCCAATTTGACAGGATCATTTAAATATTGACGAGGGACTTGAATTGCCATTTTGTCGAAACATTTCTGTTTCCAACATCTCGAATATAACACTTCTTCGGTGTCGAAAAGAGCTATTTGGCATTCCTCGCACACGTAGTCATATTTCATTGTTTATAAATCTTTTTCCTAAATTCCTCGACTTCCTCATAAGGCTTCTTAGGAATATCTTGAATTTCAGCGTAATTGATAATCTGATTTTCATTTTTAATTTCTGAACACATCCAATTCCCATCAAAATAATAAGCTGCAATGGCTAATTCAATATCGTAATCTCCTGGACATCTTGGATCTTCGTCAGGTTTTTTAAATTGAATTACATAAAATCGCATTCCTCTGAAAGAATCAAACCCATCAGGTATAGGCTTATCTTTGTAGGAATTCCATTTCATTTTTGGCCTTCTTTTGAATTTCTTCAAATTGCTGTTTAATCAATTTCAAAGCCAATTCGAAATAGCTCATTTATCACCCTTTCGAATCATATCCAATATCTTATCGGCTGCACATTCTGCGACTTCGTTGATGTCTTCTTTATCCCATCCGAATTTATTTCGCATAAACATTTGAAATATAGCAGGCTGACATTTCTCAATTTGGCCGAGCATCATTTTCTTGCCAAGATCTGTCCAATGCAAGAAAGAAAGAGATTCAGCGATTTCCTTGTGTATAGGGGGAAACTCAATTGGGTTGTCATGGATATATTTTTCCATGGTTTTATGAGTACAAGTAAGCTCGGGATGTTGAAAAACAAAGGCTTCTTTAGACTCTCCAGAGGCAATATGATGACAATATTGACGATAAGCTTCCTGACGAACATCAGGATCTTTTAATTTCAGACCATTCTTATTGCCTTTTGGAGCGCCAGCCATTATTTCCACCATTTCGGAAATAAGCTTTTCTTCTTATTGATTTCGCTTCTCATTTCATTTTTCAATTTGAATTCCATTTCTTGAAACTTCTCATGAATGAAGGTCATGCATTCACGAATTTTAGCATCTAATGCATCTTGAAATTCTTTTGGTAAATTGGAGCTCATGGTTAATACCTCATTTGGAGTGCAACTTCAGCAGATATCATGTCTTTCAAGTCATAGAATGTGAGATCTGATAGATCCATAATGCGCTTTTTGGAAGCTGCTTTTAATACTTTGACTTTCGCTTTCTTTGCATGTTTTTTTGTAACAGCTTTCTTTATAAAACGACCCTTTTTATCTCTTTTTTGCATAGATGCTCCTATTGGTTAAGGTGTAACACTAAAATAATTTTTATGTCTAGTGGTTTAGGCCGACCAAACCTACAATATTTTATAATTTATCTCCTGATGTCCTATGAAAATTTTTAATAAAATCCATAAGTTCATCTACACGTTCGATTGAGATTTTAAACGAAGCTGCCGAAACAATAAAATAATAAGCCATAGCATTTATTGCATCCGCTTCTGATATATCGTTTACTCGAATACACTCAAGAATAAGCTTATAAACTTTTCTTATTTTTTCAAGCTCAGGCTCATCTTTTATCATTTAAGCCGACCAAACCTGCAATATCCGCTCTTTTAATCGTCTAAACAATTTGGGATCTTCAACCTTTTTAATGACTTGCGAAGCCATTTTTGAAATCTCAGATGCTCTCAATTTAAGCATATTTGGGTTTTCGAATTGTGCATGAACTTGTGTCAAATCAGGGAATTTAAGTCTCATTTTCACTCTCCAATAATTTTTGAATTTCTTTTCTTGTTGTTTTTAACCATTCAATGAATCGGTCAAATAATTCCTGATTTTCATGAAAAGCTAAAATAGCAGTATTACCTATTGCGTGAAGAAACCTTGGTCTAACAACATCTTGAATTTGTTGAGGTTCTTTTAGACTCCCGCAATATTCATCCTTTGTTCGAGTAAGTGGCCCTACAATTCCTTTTTCAAAAGTAACGGGACTACTCATTTTCTTGCTCCGATATGAATGCAATAATATCTTTCATTTCGACAACCAAATATGTTTCATTGTCTATCTTTGCAGGAATGCCAGCATATTTGTTGAGCAAAACCAAATCACCAATTTCTAATCCTATGATATCGTTATGTCCTATATCAATGACTGTGGCGAATTGAGGTTGCTCTTCATTAGGCAAAATCAAAGTGCCTTTTTTCTGCTCAGGCTTTTTGTATTGAACGATTACGCGTTCACCAATTGGATTAAGCTTCATTTTTTGTCCCATGCAAGTTCTGCCATTTCTTTAGCCCAATCTATAAAGTTTTGTTTGGAGTGTCCTAACGCTTTATGAAGCTGAATAAATGCACTTCCTAAAGCTGCATAAGCTAAGACTGGATCTAATTCCTTTTCGTCTAGCCATAGTAAAAGGAAGTTTGCTAACGCAAGAGCGTCTTCAGGTTTAGGTTTCTTTTTTTCCATATAGTCCGATAATATCCATTACGTTGGCCAAATTAAGGTAAGAGAAATTTTAAAAGTCTAATTATCACTAAATTCCTCAAATATCTCTTATTTTCTGACATAACCTTAACCTGGCCTTGAAAGATGTTATTTCTTTTTTGGAATCTTAGCGCCTTTTTTACGCGCTTCACTTAAAGCAATCGCAATCGCCTGCTTTGGGTTTTCAACTACAGGGCCCTTTTTAGAACCTGAATGCAAAGCGCCATGTTTAAATTCCTTCATGACCTTCTCAATTTTTGCTTTACCTTTCGTCATTTTTTTAGCCATTAGTTCACCGCTTCTGTTGGAGTTACTGAAAAACCCTCTTTTCTAGCTTGTGCAACAAAGTCACCGAACTTTTGAGCAAGGTCGATAAGTTCTGCTGAAAGCTTCGCACCTTTTTCATTGATAGGTAAAAAATATTGATGCAAGCCAATAGCAAATGTCATGAGCTGATAGTCATAGTTAATGCATTGCTTAAGTTGATCTGGGTTCATGTAGCCTCCTTTTTTTGGTTAAGTTCTTCTTGCCATGTGCGAACTTTTACAAGAACACCTGGCTTATTTGAGTAGTATCTAACTGATGTAATTTTATTTGACAACCTATCATTTTCGATTACGGTTCCTTGAAGACAATCTTCATAGAGCTTCTGCATATTGGTAGTATCGGGTGAAGTGGGAAGAATCTCGCCGTCAAGTATTTTCTTGATTTTCTTTTTTGTAGTGCTTTTAGGAATAGGGATCAGAAAAACAAATTCTATGGAGACGGGTTCGTTGAGGACTGGCCCTTTATACTGGCTTTTGATCTGCCAATATGCGAATTCTTTTTCTTTAGATTTTTTATCGTAGAACCCATGTTTACCTTTGATAGGAGCTGACCATGGGACTGGATCACAATCAAGACGGAGTTCGATCATAAATCTTTATTTAGACCGAACCGATTTTTATGTCTAATCTTTTAAGGAAGAAGCCCCATCTCTTTAGGTGAAACTTCTCTATTAGTCGCCTTGTAAACCTTGATAGCCATTTCAAGAGTTGGGACGGCTCCCCTTTCTATAATATTAATGGTCTGACGGCTAATTCCATGCTTTTTACACCATTTGCTCTTGTTAACGCAATGGACTGTAAAGTACTCTTTTAACTTCATATCTCTCCTTTTTACACATTTTTCATTGTAACACTTGACGATTAATCTGACAATAGCGTAAACTCATGATCGTAAAAAAAAGCCCCCTAAAGCAATAGGGGGCGGGTAGCAATCTGAAACTACCAAACACGTGAGGTA